AACGGTACACAGAAGGAGCCGTAGATGATTATGGCAAGCCTGCTAAAACATGGACAAATCACATCAGTGATGAACCGTGCCGCTTGGTTGCCAATCCTAACAGGGAAATAAAGGTTGGGGCCGAAGTCGTTATCGCTGACTATGACCTGTTTATCGGCAATGTGGATGTTACCGAGCAGGACAGGATTGTTATTGATGAGATAACCTATGAGATTATATCTGTGCTATTAAGAAAGAGCTTCAGTAGCCATCACAAGGAACTTTTAATGAGGACTGTACGTTGAACATTAAAGTAGATACAACCGAAGTCACCAAAGGGCTTAAACGATATGAAGCCAAAGTAGCAAGTGCTGCACAGGAAGCCATGAAAGAAACAGTGGTCATAATCGCTAATGAAGTTATAAACATTCACCCTTGGAAAACACGCACAGGCAATAATTCCAGGTCAATCGCATATACGGTAGGCAAATTAACAGGCTCTGTTTTTTCTACTTCAGGCTACGGCGGATTCCTGGAAACTGGAACAAGATTCATGGCTGCCTATCCTTATTTTAAGCCAGCTCTGGACCGTAACTTCCCGAGTAAGTTTATCGCAGCCATGAAGGTGTATCTGAAATGGTAGATACTAATTTAGTGATACGAGACTATTTGATTTCCAGACCTTTATTAACAGCGCTGGTGTCTACTAGAATCTATGCCGCTAATCCTTTACCAGAGAATGCTGCATTACCTGCGATATCATTCTTTACTAGAGGCGGTACAAGCATTCCTTCAGTGCCAACAGTTATAGTGCCATCAGTACAATTTAGCTGCTGGGCAGATGACCCTGTTGAGGCGAGGAAGATTTATCGTGCGTTATATGATGAGTTGAACGGCTTATATGATGCAACCGTGACGATAGACGGAACAGTTTATTACATTATACGGGCAATCGAGGAAGTACAAGGGCAGGACATACAAGATACCGATATTCAGGGTTATTGGAAGGTTCTGACCTTTTATTCAATAACTATAAGGAATTTTTAGGAGGTAAATCATGGCAACAGCAGGAAAAATTGGGCATACTACGGTACTGAACTGGAATGTAACCGACATAGCAGAATTAACCAATATCGGGGGGGTCAATATTTCTGTTTCGAAGGTCGATTCCACATCACTGGGTTCGGCAAACTATTACAAGGAAATGATACCTGGTTTGCTAGACCCTGGCGATTTTGACATTGCGGGGATATTTAAGCCAGCAGACACTAACGGTCAGATAGCCTTAATGACCGACATGGAAGCTAGGACTAGCAGGGACTTCACAATTACCTTCCCAACAGCATTGGCTACTACATGGACTGGCACAGCCTATGTCACTAAGTTTGCTACAGGTGAAGTTACCAGCGAAGGGATACTGACGTTCTCAGCAACGTTAAGTATTGTCGGTAAGCCGAGCCTGAATATAGCACTTTCTGCGGGCATGACAGGACTGACAGGAACAGAGACAAGTGGAGCAATAACCATAGAGCCCACGGTTGCTGTAGGAACCTACTCCTACTCGTCACGGACTGACTTGACCGGAGACTGGATTACACTCACTCCAGTTGGTGCAGGCATGACCTTTGAAATCACGGCACTCGGTGTGACTCATACTGTTTTGACTGGCGTTGCAACCGGCCATATAACTGTTGGTGGTGCCGATACGGTAACCCCTGTCTACATCAAGTGTTATGCAACCGCTGGTGGCCAAGCTGCCAGAAACTACACACTGTGGGTGACTTACCCTTAAATCTAAGGGGCGGTGTAACAGCCGCCCCTGATGAATAAGGAGGTATTATGGTCACAGTTAAACTAGACAAGGAACGGCATTTAAGACTGACGCTGAGAGGGATGCTGGAGTTTGAGAATATAACTGGTATAAGCATATTCAAGGGCTTCGACCTGAAAAAGATGGCACTCAAGGAAACAACTGCTTTGCTATGGGCATGTTTGATTCATGAAGACAAGGAATTAACCTATGATATGTTCATAGACATGATTGACCTTAGCAATATCACACAACTAACTGGAGCTGTAACTGAGTGCATTAACGAATCACTCCCTGATGCCAAGGAGAGTGAATCCCCTTTAGCGGTAAAGTCCTGACATGGCTCGAGCTCTGGGCATTTGGTAGATATGATTTGAGATTGACCGAGAGCGAGTTTTGGGAGTTAACGATGAGGGAATTCAAGGCACTCTCAGATAGATTCAAGGACGCCCAGGACTGGCTTGATTATCGGGCTGCTTTAATCTGTACGATTATGGCTAATGTATGGCGAGACTCAAAAACAAAACCTTTTACACCAGAGGACTTTATGCCTAGTAGACAAACAAGACGTCAGACTCCAGAACAAATGCTGGCTGCTGTACAGATGCTAAACGCCGCGTATGGCGGGAAAGTCATTGAGGAGTAAACATGGATATAGGTGATGCAAAAATAACTATAAACGCAGACGATAAAGCTAGTGCTAAGCTACAGAATGTTTCAGTGTCTCTAGACCAAATGGGAAAGAAAGCCACTATAGCGGGAGCTGCAATGCTGGCAGCAGGAGTAGCTCTCGCTGCTGGGCTATTTAAGATGGCTGACTCATATACTAAGGCAGGTGATGAGATTGCCAAGATGTCCAAGCGCACTGGCATTGCTACGGAAGAGTTATCAATAATGCGCCATATCGCTGGATTGTCTGGCACAAGCCTTGAATCAGTAGAGAAGGGCATCAAGCGTATGGCTTCGACTCTAGAGGATGCCAAGGACGGCTTAGAAACTTATACCAAGTCATTCGATAAACTCGGATTGTCTATTGAAGATATTGTAGATATGTCACCAGAAGAACAGTTCTGGGCGATATCTGAAGCCATTGCTGCGATAGAAGACCCCACTGAAAGGGCAGCCTTGGCACAGGATATGTTCGGTAGGGCTGGTACTGATTTATTGCCTATATTAGCTGATGGCAAAGAGGGCGTGGATGAGATGAGAGAGTCGGCAGAACAATATGCCACCATCTACAGCGTAGATGCCGCTGAAGCCTCTGAACATTTCCAGGATTCTATATTCGAGTTGAAACAAGAATTAGCCAAGTTGGGGAATCAGTTTATTGATGACCTTCTACCGACTCTGGAGATATATATACAGAAGGCAAAGGACGTAGTTGAGCAAATGGGAGTATGGACTGAAGAACATCCTGAACTAGCAAAGCAATTATTAACGTTAGCTGGAATACTAGGCGTTGGAGGTGCTGTGTTATTAGCTTTCGGCGCAGTTGCTAAGGCTATCGTGGCCATCAATGCGGCGCTTATCATTATGAGAGCTTTATCAGGGCCAAAGGGCTGGATTGAACTGGCCGCTGGACTTGCTATTGCAGGAGGTGCTATCTATGCCGTAAATAAGTTAATGCAATGGCAGCCTGGCATGGAAGAAGTGGAAATGCCAGAAGTTCCTGCAATGCAAAGCGGGGGCATTGTCCCTGGCCCATTCGGGCAACCCACACCTATTATGGCTCATGGTGGTGAGCTGGTGAGTGGACTACACGGTGAGGCTATGGGGACTACGGTTAATATATCTATGGGCAACTATCTAGGGGACGAAGGGTCACTACGAGAATTTGTACGTATGCTTAAGGATGTTATAGGGCAGGATACCAGGCGAACCAGTTTTGCGGGTGTCAACAAATTAGGGTACTACCCAGGGAGTTCGGCGCCTTGAGCATTACATATTCTGTGCATGTGGATTGGGATGCTACTGACTGGAAAGCTACGCCTGATTTCTCCGAGGCTATTGACGATATAACAGACTATGTCGAGTTGTTCTATATCGAGCGTGGCAAAAATGCGGAACAAGGCAACAACCAGGCAGGAACACTGGATATAACATTAGATAATTCTGACAAGCGGTTTTCTCCTACGTATGCAGTAGGCCCTTTATTTGGGAAGATTCGGCCGTGGTTGCCGATACGATTCAGGGCGACTATTGCAGGTACTGAGACAATCTATACTGGATTCATTTCAAAAATAAAGGTCGATCCACACATGGATGTTCAAAAGGCTTATATTTATTGCACAGATGGTATGGACTTACTAGCTAGAAACATGGTTACGCAGGACGGTGATAACCGCACTGAGATGAGTGACGGTGAGGCGGTTGACAGAGTATTAAGTGCCGCAGGTTGGCCTATAGCTAAGAGGGCTATTGATACCGATGGCGGGAATGTTAAATATCCTTTGACGGTGGAGTTTTAAGTGACAACAACAATAACGACGGCAGCTGGCCTTCAAAACATGGACTTAGACCTAACCGAAGATTACGTGTTAGGAAATAACATAAATTGTGGTTCTATAGCCAATTTCGAGCCAGTCGGCGGGTGGAACGGAGCAGATCCATTTACAGGGTCTTTCGACGGTAAAGGATACAAGATAACTAACCTTGTTGTAAATCGTGCTGCTGATGATTATATTGGATTATTCGGTAAAACAAACGGGGCTACAGTTCAGAATGTAACTATTGAGACCGTTACATTAACAGGTGATGATTATATTGGCGGCTTGATAGGATATGCCATTGATTCCACTATTTCTAATGTAGTTATAACAGGGGCAACTATAGCAGGTGACGACCTGGTAGGCGGGCTAATAGGAGATGTGGACAACTGTACTATTACTAACTGTAACTCTGCTGGTACAGTAACTGCAGATATTAGTGTTGGCGGCTTAATAGGTTATTCAGATGACATTTCTATTTCGGATAGTCATT